GAGATTGTATTTGGGTAGTGATAACGTTTTCACATCTTGGACGTTATATTTACCAGACAAATACCGGATCGGGTCAAGTAATGGCGAATATTTCACAAATATAGGCGCATTGTGCGTGTTGCCAGCGTCATCCCCGATCACCGTTTCGAGATGGTTTAGGGTTTGATTTGTATCGACGAGTTCACTCGAATGCTCGATAATATTCTGTAAATAATACTTTTGGTTCAATTGGATACTATTATAATTGGAATCGTTAATATCGAAAAATCGCGAATAAATAGGGGTAAAATTCTGGATATCAAATAACAGCGCAGTTTCTATCTTATCCGGTGTATATTTATGTTTCCGATAATGTAATTGGAATAATGTCGGTGGTGTCGTCGATGCCGTCGGTGCCGTCGGTTCGGGCGTTGTCATTATTCCTAAATGAAAATACTGGTGGTATGATTGATAAATAGAAGTTATAAATTAGTTTTAAACGGACCGTCTGTTATTCATTCCATTCCATTCCATTCGATTCCATTCCATTCCATTCGTAAAATATGTCATTAAATAATATACACCATTTTTATTACCGTTTACTCGAATAGTGTGCGCCTATAAATGAATTTAGAACTAGCAAAATTCGATATGAAGGCGATCAGCTTTCGCCCCGATGAAAATAAAGGGCCAGTTATCGTTCTCATTGGACGTCGTGATACCGGTAAAAGTTTTCTCGTTCAGGACTTGATGTTTCACCACCAGGATATCCCCATTGGAACTGTCATCTCAGGGACAGAAGCCGGTAACGGTTTTTTCGCCGCACATGTACCCAAACTATTCATCCACGATGCGTATAACACCGCAATCATTGAAAATATTCTCAAGCGCCAAAAAGCAGTCCTGAAGCAGGTGAAGAAGGAACAGGATATGTATAAGAAGTCGTCCATTGACCCGCGTACATTTGTCGTATTGGATGATTGTCTGTATGACAACAAGTGGACGAAGGACGTGATGATGAGGCTTCTCTTTATGAACGGGCGTCATTGGAAGGTGATGTTAGTCATCACAATGCAATATCCCCTGGGTATCCCTCCAAATCTCCGCACCAATATCGACTACGTTTTTATCCTCCGTGAACCATATATTGCGAATCGTAAGCGAATCTATGACAATTATGCGGGTATGTTCCCCACTTTTGAGAGCTTTTGTCAGGTGATGGACCAGTGTACCGAGAATTTTGAGTGTCTCGTCATCAATAACAATGCGAAATCGAACAAATTACAGGATCAAATCTTCTGGTATAAGGCACAACAGCACGGGCCATTCAAGCTGGGCAGTAAGGAGTTCTGGGAAATATCGAAGAATCTCGGTTCTGATGACGAAGGAGAGCAGTCGTATGACCCAAACGCCTCGAAAACCAGTAAGGCGCCGAAGATTAACGTGAAGAAGAGTAAGTGGTGATGGAAAGTTGCTCATATTACTCCTCATTTTGGAGTAGAAAGATGTCAAAATTAGCATTAAATAGAATCCGATTTAGGATATACCAAAGCGGTTTGCCGAAATTAGCATTTTACCCCTATTTTTTTCGCTTTTTTAAATAAAAGTGACAACCAGTTCACCATTGCTTTCATAAATATCGCTTTCATTTATAAAAGCGACCAATCACATACTCACCGCTTTTATAAAATCCGCTTTTGATTTATAAAAGCATCATCAACCGCCTGTTTATCCGATTCAACACATCCGACAAGTCAAACACTGCTTCGTTCGGATTATAGCGTATCATTGCGTAACCTTGATTTTTGATGAACTCTTCTCTTTCCACTTCGTTCGCCACTAACCGTTCGCGATGCCCGTATTCATCGCATTCCACGACAATGAAATCGTCCGTGAAGCACAAATCCGCGAAATACGGTCCAATCTGAAACTGTCGGGACATTGCGCGTAAACCGCGATACGCATTTTCAATAAACCCGATGGTCTGTCCTTCAATACACATTGGGAATTTGACACACTTCACATTATCTGACACGTCTACAATGTATTTACTTCTCAACTTGAATGAGTTTTTCAGCAGTTCAAATGCTTCTTTCGTCAGCATATATACGATACGGTTATGACCTCCGTGTTTTCTCGTATCGCCAACACCAGTAACTCGTGACTTTATATAATGGATATTCTCTCGGTAGTTCTTCTCCAAATGTAACGTTAAATGTATCTTTTGTGACTTGAAATGACAAACCAACTCCTCCAAATCACACGTGAACTCGGGCATAATGTAAATACGGTGTATTATATATATTACAGTTCAGATGGACAATTGTTCAATTGTTCAATTTTATGAAAAAAAGCGTTTTCATAAAAGACGGTTTATAATCCTAAAGTTGAAACAAGCGGTCATCCAAGAACAGGGAGCAAACCCAATCATCGGTGTCCAACTTTCAACCACAGGCAAGAAAGTCGAAAAACGATTGGTCGCGTCAAACCAAGTCCTCAAAACGTGGAATACGATCGCGAAAGCATCAGAATCTGAAGGGTTTTCAACGGCCAAAATGAGTCGCAGCGTAAAAGACAAAACAGTCTTTAATGATTATTATTACTGTGTAGCGGTTTAATCTGTTCGATAAACCGTATTACTCTCAGTAATAATAATCGGACTTTCAAAAGTATATTATTCAAATACTATTTAACGTCGCCGACGTCGCCTTGTTCTAAGCTCACCGCTGCGCCCGCCAAGAATAGCGCATCGTATTATTGGTTTATTCTTACCGTTACCAGTCTTAGAAATATCATTAACAGATACAAATTCACCCATTCGAGTTGCGGTAATCCCACGCGCAACTGCGGTCTTTTTCTTGCGTGTGACGACGGCATCTGCCAGCGTCATATGTGTTTTGGTGGATGAACCGTCGGGAGTTGCGGTATAAAGCAAAATAAGTCGAGCAATTTCGTCATAGGATTTGACGACGCGCCGACAGGAGATATTTGCCGATTTCATATTGGACTTGAATACATCATAATCGAAATCAAGCGTATGGATGTGGTGTATAGGCTGTTTCTTGTCTTTATCTGGGATAATATCGACGCCCCATATTTCTTGATACGCCCATATCATCTGTGGTTGGTCCCAGTCAGGATAACTATTTGACGTGATTGCGTTGTCGATAAGGGACGCAAATACAAGACAAAAATGGATATTTCGGTGGACATTAAGTCGCGAGTCAGAGTCAGAGTCAGCGTCAGAATCCGCTTGTGCGGCCGCCGCCGCCGCATTGCGCCGATGTTTCGACATTTCGACCAAAAATGGCAGAGATGATGTCTGACGTAATATTCCGATGAACCGATCATAATGCGGTTCTAATGCGGCCTTGCTTGTTATTTTAGAGAGGAATGTTCCCTGAGACGTTTTCGTATGAAATGCCGACTGCCGCGAACGTTTATATTTCCAGATTTCATCCAGTATCATATCTTTGTCGGTGATATCAGCCACACGTCCGAAATCGATTGCTCGTACATTATCCCGATTTTCTGTATCAATAAACCAATTTCCTTCGTGTGCGTCCACCAATTGTTTTTTCTGTTTACGCATACACAATAATTGAATTGCCGCAGCTCCTCGTGCGGCTGCCACTCGAAGCCGGGGAGTTTCTACACTTGATATCACTTTGTATGTATTTTCACCCGTTCCACCCGCAGCGCGCGTATCATCGCCCACCATTTCCATACACATCATAACTACCGATGTTTTGTGTTTCGGTATTTGAGACAAAAAATATTCAAATACGCGAATCACTTTGGCGCGTTTGACTGTATCCGGTTTTCTCTGAATGGCCGATATCATACACCGGATATTATCCTCATCAAACTCGATTAAATCGCCGATAAGTGATGGCACCATTTTTTCACCAAGATGAAATGTCTGGTATAACTCATTGTGGTTTTTCTGCTCTACTGTTATTTCGTCTGTTTCCAAACTAGATTTGTCAATCGCATTATCATCGTCATCAGAATCATAGTCGGGGTCACTAGGTAACATAAGTTCAAGTTCGTCTAAATCCGCGTCATCAGGATCATTTCGTTTCATAACTATTTTCAATACAATCGATGATACTGCGACACCACCACTTCCAGCACGTTGTTTCTTTTTACCATTTACAGAAATATTATCACTTCGCATAAAAATATCACCATTTGCGTCAACAAGCCCACCTGGGCGATGAAGTACAAATATGAAACCGGCCATCGAACTAAATGTAAGTGGATTAATTACCGTATCGGCGCGCATCATTGATTCAATGATACATTTATTTATCGTATTACGAGTATTCTCTTTGTGTAAACAATAATATACTCCGCCACCTTTCATTATATTCGGTATCTTATATAATGAAATTATTTAATAATGGAATGGAATGGAATCCTTAATCAACTTCAGTCAATTTCTTCACATTAGACCCAGAGTCCGCCTCCGCCCCCGACGAGGCCAACCGTGACAACCCGTGGTCACTATTCTTATCCATAACGACATCCTCGCTCTCAAACAGCTCTTTGCGCATCTCTTCTACGGTCATAGAAACAGACGCCGTCTCGTCACCCGCATTCCAAATACCACCACCGACACTCTCGCCCGCACTGCTTGCGCTCTCATCGTGAACGCGTGGCTTTGCGTCCACCAACGTCTCACCATCTTTTGCCAACATTTGCGTGAGTTTATTCCCGCTATCCTTCGCCAACTTGATATTTTCCTGAATCGCCTTTGCCTTTGTATCCTTGACACGCTTCTCAAACTCAGTCTTGGCCTGATCTTCATTCTTCTTTTTCTCCGCCATCAACTGGTTCAATGTCTCCTCCATATACTCAACCCGACCCGTCTTATACGCCTCTGGATGAAAGGGAACCCACAAACCAACAGGACCAACGAACACGTCGTGGTTAGGATCCACCTC